TCATGGGATATACCACAACTCAACAGTCATCAAAAGATCCAATTGATTATAAAAATTCTTTTGAAAGTGTAAGCCACAGTTATGGTATGTGGATGGTGCCACCAGACATTGGTGTGCAGGTTATAGTTTTATTCATAGCTGGTGATCCACTGCGTGGATATTGGTTGGCTTGTGTTAATCCAGGTCTTAGTCATCATATGATTCCTGGACTAGCAGGTAGTCCAAATGTAGATTTAAACTCAGCTAGCACAGCAGATGCAAAAAGTTATAAAGGTCCAATTCCTGTAGTAGAATTCAATGAAAATATTACAGACAATGTAACCAATCCAGCATTCTATAATCTAAGTAAACCTATACATACAGTACAATACGGAATATTAAAAGTACAAGGATTAGATAGAGATCCAATACGTGGTGCAATTTCCAGCAGTAGCCAGCGTGAATCACCTAGCGCAGTATTTGGCATTAGCACCCCAGGAAGACCAATCAAAGATCCTGCAGATGCTATAAACGATTATGTAAACAAATTAAATGCCGACACACTACCAATAGACTTCCACAAAATAAAATCACGTAAAGGCGGCCATACATTTGTTTTAGATGATGGGGCTACGTTAGGTCAAGATCAATTAGTACGATTACGTACGGCTAAAGGTCATCAAATTTTGATGCATGACACAAATAGTACATTGTACATAGCACATGCTGATGGAACTAGTTGGATTGAGCTAACCAGAGATGGCCAGGTTAAAATTTATGCTGAAAATGGATTTAGTGTAAGAAGCAAGGGTGCTATTAATTTGCATAGTGATACTGATATTAATCTCAATGCCGCTAATAATATTAAATTAAAAGCCGGCAATAAGATACAAGCAGAATCTGCTAGAACAACTTTATTATCAGGCAGTTTAGGAATAGAAACATCCGGCGATACTGAATTTAAAATTGGTAGTAGGTTTAATGTAGAAACAGGATCTAGTTTAAGTCTCAAGGTAGCAACAACCTACGCACTTGAAGCTACTCAAATATTAAATAACAGCGGTGGAACTGTCGCTGTACCCAATGTTAAAGAATTTAAATTAAATCAGTTTCCTGACACTACATCTGATTTAGGTAGCGGCCTCTGGACTAACAATCCTAACCTATTATCCAGTATAGTCACAGTGGCACCAAGCCATGAACCATATAATCGTGGTGAGATCCCAACATTTTTTAATCCTGAAAATGTAAGTTCAGGGATTAGTCCACAGGCTGCCTACACTGGATCAGTTGATGCTATTAAAACTGTTGCTGGTACTGAAATTAAAAACCCAGGTGGTGCCAAAGACCTGCGTAATCAACCCACAGCCACTGATACTGTAGGTAATCTAAGCAAAGATCAGATGACTGCGTATCTAGCACAAATAGGCAAGAGTGAAAGTGGTGGAAACTATGCTGCTGTTAATCAACTAGGCTACGTAGGCAAATATCAGATGGGCTACAAAGCATTAATTGATCAAGGATTAGTTAAATCATCAGTGACCAGTAACGCACAATTAGACAACCCTAATTCATGGACAGGCAAAGAAGGTATTACTAGTAAAAGTGATTTCCTTACTAATACTAGTGTACAAGAATCTGCAATGCAGAGTTATACACAGAAAAATTATACTGCTATGGTCAAGAACGGAGCAGTTACAGCAGATATGCCGCCTGCAGAAGTTGGCGGAATGATGGCAGTAAGTCATCTATTAGGTGCTGGTGGTGCAAACAGTTGGCGTAAAGGATCAGGTGGTTCTGATGCTAATGGAACCACTGGTGATACCTATTTCCAAAAAGGCAAATATGCAGTGGCAGTATTAGGTCCACAAGTGGCCCCAGTTGCTGCTGGATAAATATTATTATGACAATAATGTACAGAGGTTTCTCAACAGTAGGGCGTGATCGCAAATTCCGCCTGACAGACTTTGAATTAGTTAAACAAGATTTAATTAATCATTTCTACATCCGCAAGGGTGAAAAGTTGATGAACCCAAATTTTGGCACTATTATCTGGAATGTACTACATGAACCCCTTACAGAAGACCTTAAAAGCGTTATTGTTACAGATATTAAAGCAGTAGCCAGCTATGATCCTAGATTATCTATAGACAATGTAGTAATCACAGAATATTCACAAGGCATACAAGTTGAACTACAACTGCGCTATATTCAGACTAATCAAACAAATCTCTTAAATCTACAGTTTGATAATCAAACTAATACCCTAAACGCTGCCTAATTAACTACACACTTTATTTTCCTGATAAATACATAATAACAGGAAAATATCGATGGCGATTACCACAAGACAAAGCAGTTTACTAGTTGCTGAAGACTGGACCAAGCTATATCAAACCTTTCGCAATGCAGATTTCCAAAGCTATGACTACGAAACACTCCGTAAATCAATGGTCGATTATCTGCGTTTATACTACCCAGAAGATTTCAACGATTTCATCGAATCAAGTGAATTTGTAGCACTGATTGATATGATCGCATTCCTAGGTCAAAGCCTGGCATTCCGCGGTGATTTAAATGCTCGTGAGAACTTCATCGATACTGCCCAACGTCGTGACAGCGTACTTAAATTAGCTCGCCTGATCAGCTATAATCCTAAACGTAATATTCCTAGTAGCGGATTCCTTAAGATTGATTCAGTCAGCACCACAGAAACAGTCTACGATAGCAATGGATTAAACCTTGCTAGCTTGGTAATTAATTGGGCTGACAGTGCCAATGACAATTGGGACGAGCAATTTACAGCAGTGGTTAATGCCAGCTTAAATTCTAATCAGGCTGTAGGTAAACCTAGTAATAGTAAACTTATTAATAGTATTATCACAGATGAATATCAGATCAATCTAATCCCAAATTTAACGGCCACTTATTCTTTTAGTGCTGCCATAGAAGGAAGTCAAGTATCATTTGAAGCTATTAGTCCGACCACAGCAGGACAATCATACATTTATGAAGTTGGCCCACGTCCCAATAATAGTTTTAATTTATTATATAAGAATGATAACCTAGGCAACGGCAGTAACAACACAGGATTCTTCTTATACTTCAAGCAAGGTGGACTACAGAGCCTAGATATAAACTTCCAAGAAAGTTTACCTAATAGAGTATATGGTGTAAATGTTAATAACATTAATAACAGTGACATCTGGTTATACAGTCTTGACAAGAACGGTAATTTCAGCACATTGTGGACACAGGTTCCTGCTGTTGGTGCTACTAATGTTATCTATAATAAAACAACTAATAAAAATATCTATCAGGTTAACACACGTGCAGGTGATCAAGTTGATTTAATCTTTGGTGACGGTGCTTTTGCTAATATTCCCCAAGGTAGATTTAAATTGTACTATAGAACTAGCAATGGATTAAGTTATAAGATATCACCAGATGAGATGCGTGGTATAATTATCCCTATCAATTATGTTAGTCGTAGTGGCCGCACAGAAACTATTAATATCCGTGCTAGCCTACGCTACACAGTAACAAACGCGACCACACGTGAAACTGTAGATGATGTCCGCCAGAAAGCTCCACAACAATATTACACACAAGATCGTATGGTCACAGGTGAAGATTATAACATCTTGCCTTATACACTATTCAACAGTGTATTAAAAGTCAAAGCAGTTAATCGTACATCAAGTGGTGTATCACGCTACCTAGATGTTATTGATACTACAGGTAAGTATTCTAGCACTAACATATTCTGCCAAGATGGCATACTTTATCGAGACGAGCCAACTAACACATTTAGTTTTAGTTTTAATACGGTTAACGATATCTATAGAGTAATAACTAATCAAGTTAAACCACTTGCATCTGAAAAAGAAACATTACAATTTTTCTACGCCAAATATGATCAAATAGCCCTAGCTAACCTCTTTTGGAATAAGAGCTTAGATGATGTTGGTATCACTGGGTACTTCTATAATAACTCTAATAACATTTCGCAGATTGGCCAGTACGTTGCTGACAGTAAGCGATATATTAAACAAGGTGCTATCGTAAAATTCTCAGCAGGCACTGGAAAATATTTTGATGCACGCAATACAATACAAACCGGAACACCAAAGAACAGCGGAGACAAGTATTATATATATGCAGAGATTATCCAAGTCTTGGCAGATGGTACCAATGGTGGTGAAGGTAATCTAACCAATGGTAGTGGCCCAATAACATTGAATCAAATAGTGCCAACAGGCGCGACTGCTGTACAGGTATTCCCAGTGTTTAATAACGAGTTCCTAACATCAGTGGTCACGGATATGGTAGCATATATACAGGCCTATAAAGATTTTGGTCTACGTTATGATCTAGATACATCTAGTTGGAAAATTATTTCATCAGAAGATTTAGATACTGGAGATTTTAATTTAGGTTATGTAGGGAACACCAGTGGCACCGGGTTAGACGCCAGTTGGATAATCCGATTCCAAACGGTAGGACAAACTTATACTGTTTATTATCGAGGATTAGAATACATATTTGAAAGCGTAAAGGAAACTAATTTTTACTTTGATAATAGGGTAAAGATTTATGATACTAAAACAGGATTTACCGTACGTGATCAAGTTAAAATCTTAAAGATGAATACAGGACCTGATGATACAAATTCATTGGCCTTAGACTATACTTGGCACATCTATAATAATATTGTTGAGGTTGACGGATATGCAAATCCTAGCAAGATATTAATTACTTTTCCTGACAGCAACGATGATGGAATTCCGGACAATCCAGAATTATTTGAATTATTAGTAAATCCTGCGGTTAACGTAGGAGAAAAATATGTTTATTTCCAAGCTACGTATGGATACGATAATTTCGTTATACAAATTCCAGTAAGTAATAGCTTAATTATTTCAAGTTATACTACATTAGTTTCAGCCCAGGCAAACGCCACTCTATATCAAAATGGCCAATTATTTTATATCGCGGCAACTGATACTTTCTATCAATTAGCAGTTAGTGATGCAACCTACACATTAAATGTAGTAACAGGATATACTGCTAAATTAGGACGCCAGGATCTTTATTTCCAATATCGTCATAATAGTCCAAACAATCGACGTATTGACCCAAGCCCAAATAATATCGTAGATTTATACATATTAACAAAAACCTATGCTACAGATTATCTCGCGTGGATACAAGACACCACAGGAAATATTGTAGAACCAACAGCTCCAACACCAGAAGTATTGGGCACTGACTACAGTAATTTAGAAAAATATAAGAGCATCAGTGACACTATCATTTATAATCCAGCAACATTTAAACCTATATTTGGAGATAAGGCAGTCGCTTCTTTAAGAGCTACATTTAAGGTAGTTAAGAATGCTAGTGTAGT